TTGCATTTACACTAGTATCACCATTAATAAAACTTCCTAATTCATTTTTAAGTATTTTTAATACATTATTTTTATTCGTCCAAATTCTATTACTCCATAATTCATCTTTAATTTTAGTATTTACTATATCCGACATAGCTTTTCTACTTACTTTCTCCAAGTCAAAATCCATCCCTAAACCTAGTAAATAAGAATTTGAATAATATTTATTTATTCCTACATTAGTCAATATACCTTTAACCACATCAATTTCATTTGTATATTCTCCTTTTAGCAAGCTATTTACCAATGAAGCTAACTCTTTATTTACTTTGGCTTTTTCTCCATTATTTAGGGATAAAACCTCATTTGAAACAGTATAATTAAGCATAATATCTGCTACTTTATTTAAGATTTTATCTCTGCTATCCTTCTGTAAATTAAATAATTTATTTACATCTTTATCAGCTAAATTAAATAAGCTTTTATTAATCTTAATTGCAGTATTTATGAAAAATTGTTGGTCATTAGTTGGCTTCATCAGTACCACCTACTTTATCTAAATCAGGCATATCTTCTGTTTGAGCTTTAGTTATCTCCTTTTGCTCTGCTAACATCTTTTCAAACTCCTTACGACCATTTTGGATGAAGCTTAATTGATTCAATCCAGTTTCAATACTTAATTTACCACTTAATTGACTTATTGCATTTGCTATAGCTGTATCATCCTGTGGAACACTCATTGTCATAGAAATTTTAATATCTCTATAATCATAATTCTTATTTTCTGCTATATTTAAATAAGTAAATAATAGCTTAAGTCTGTTTGATATTGCATCTTTTAGTGCTTTTTGCTCAGTACCTATCCTATTTCTAAGATTGATAACCCTACTTAATATAGCCACTGAACTAGTATTGCTTTGCATTGCTTCATTCATATTCACACTCTGGGATATTTGATAAATTTTATCTTCTAATGTATCAGCTAAATTTTTAATGAAATCACTTGGAATGTTCTTTATTAAAAACTCTGCTTTACCATCGCTACTAGGAATCTGTATAATACCTTTACCTCTTATCTCTTTTGCTATCTCATCATCTAATTCTAATCCAGTCAATAGTAAATAAGCATCTCTTAAATCCGAACTATTATTTATCCAATCGGACAATACTGATTCATAACCATCACATAAATTTGATATATCATTATATAAAGTTTCATTTATTCCATTACCTAACCTAGCAATAGAAACTGGAACACACCCAAAATATAATGGTGTTGGTGATTCTATTTCACTAAAATTATCATCAAAGTGGTATATAGCTTCATTGCAATAACAATCACAATAAATTTTATTAGTATCATCAAGCTCCTTTGCATAAAAATAAAGAAACATCTCTACTTCCTCTTCTGTATTGCATAAAGGAATTCCATTTAATGGAGTTACTGTTCTAAATCTTAATTCATCTTTATATACATATGCTAATTCATACGCTTCTCCAAAAATAAGCATATTTTTATATAATTCACTATCCAAGGAACCCTTTTGAATTGCTACATTATATTCAATATCCTTTATGCATTCTGCATTATCTGTAGCACTTGTATATGTAATAGCATTATTAAGCCCATAGCTAATATGTTCTGTAATAAACTTGCGAATATATGGTACATGAACTACTTTGTTACTTCTATCTGTTTTTGTATAAGTTCTATCTATGTCACTTTTCCCGATATAATAGTCATACATCTTTCTAAAAGTTGATTGAGATGTACTATATCTCTGTTTTAATTTTTGTGCTATATTTAAATCAAAATTCATTTTCTAACCTCTCTTTCTACATAAAAATAGATTGCTATAAACCTAGCAATCTTCTATCAAATAATGTTATTTTATTCTGTTTAGTTCCTACCTCTGTAGTAATTCCATATCTAAGAGCATCAAGTCCGTGATTGTATTTATCTATAGGAACGTTTATATATTCATTTGTAGCCTTATTCTTTTTCCATGTGTAGTTCTTTAATTCCTCAATAATGTAAATGCACTTTGGATGTATTATAATTTCATATTGTTGTAATAACTGAATCCCATTAATAATACTATCCTTACCTTTCACAGCTCCTTTAACCCTATCAAGTCCATTTCTCTTAAGTTCTTCTATACTTTTTGGTTCAGCACTATCACAAATAATAATTTCTTTTCTAAATCCCATTTCTATAATTCTTTTAGCAATTTCATCATTTAATAGTCCTTTTTCTTGAAACTCATCAAAAATCCACAGTCTTTTATTAGTTTTATCTATTATAGAACATACAAAAGCAGTAGGATCATTTGTATAACCAAAATCCAATGAAAATATAGCTTTACTATCCTTAATTTCTTTTAATACCTCTATGTAATCAAATGTTTCAACCTTCCAATTTGTATAAATTAACTTATCTAAAGTAGCAAATTGCCCTAATGCATATATAGAAAAATATACTGGATTAGTCTTTTTATATTGTAATAAGTTATTTATATATTCTTGTGGTAGAAATCTATTGTCTTTATATGTAGTATGTAAAACTATTGTATCTTCTTTGTTATGCCCTTCTTTAAACCATCTCTTGTATACCCAATTATCTTTAGAAACTGGATTAAATGATACAAATACTTGATTATATGGATTAGGACTTCTTAGTCGCAAGCAAAGTTGATCAAAATCCAAAACATCTAATTCACTTGCTTCCTCTACCCAAATATCATCTATGTTTGCTATAGACTTTATTTTTTCTGGGTCATCCATTCCTTTCATAATAAAAGAGCTACCGTTAGGTAACTCTATAGTCAAATCAGTTTTATTAACTTTGCATTGGTCGTATAATTTCCAATTGGACAAGGTAGATTTAAATAAAGCGAATACAGAATCTTTAATTGTATTATTGAACTTTCTTATTATCAAACATTTTCTATTAGGGTACTTAAGATATTTATATAGGAGCTTTTGTGTAACAAAAACTGATTTTCCTGAACCTGCACCACCATAGTACACTTCAAATCTTTTGTCATATGTCTTTAAATAAGGAAGATAAACCTCATTAAAGATTTTTTTACTTATTTTTAATTTTGTATTGGCTATTATTATCATCTCCTTTCCCTTGTAAATAAGCCTTTTTATCATAAAAAAATATTTTGCTAGACTATCAGCCAGAATTTTCGACAGTATTTAGAAGTATACCCCATCTAATTCAAGATACCAAAAAGAGACTATACATCAATGCACAGCCTTAAATATTTCCCTATTTTTATTTAGATAAATCAGTATATCAGCAATGACTTCGCTAAATTATTAATTTCACGAAGTAATTACCCATATGTAAAAGTATAAGCATATACATACCTTGCAATATCATACTAAACTACTCAGATATTTCGTTTTGGCTTAAATCAGTAACACTAATACTAAACTTTTAAGCACTTTTTCTTTAAAACAAGTTTTTGAAACGAAGTATTAGAAATATCTATAGATAATCTCCTAAATTATTTCCCATAAAACTTTTCTTTTATCTAATCCTCTAGCTCTACAGTTATAGTCTTATTCTCTACTACAGTTTCAGTCTTATCTTTCCAATCATAATTCTTTAATGCAAAGATATAACCAACTGGACTTTTAGTACATTTAGGGTCTAAAAGTTTCCTTTCCGCATAATTTTCACATACTTCCTTTGCCCTTTTTATCGTGTTAGATAATTGGACTTTGACATCATAATCTAAAGATTTAAGTATATCCAAATCATCTACACACCTCTCATAATCACACAATACATTACGACTTGTTCCTAAAGACAAAGCTAAACCTGTAATTGTATATGGTTCTCCATTATCATCACACTCTTTAAAATACTCATCTATTCTACTTTTTACTTCATCAGCATCTTTAAACTTAACTGCATATCCAACTCTATTATATTTACTCATATAATCACCACCTTCCATTTTTACATAACAAAAAAGAACCCCATTGCTAGAGTTCTTTAATTATATTTATGTTATTTGTAATTTATAGAATTTTAAAATTTCTATAGTCATTTATCACCCATGTTTTTCCTTCTTTTAACAGTTGCCCATTTAATACAACTTCTTGATCTTGTTTGTGTGCTTCACAAGCATTTTTATAATCCGTAGCTCGTAATGGCACTTTCACATTCTTACTCTTTCCTTCAACTTCTGTTTGCACGACAATATATCTTTCTATTGTATTTCCTCTAGAATCATTTTTATTATTTAATCTAACAATCCTACCTTTTAATTTATACTCAATAGTTTTTGTCTCTTTATATTTTTCTAATAACGTCTTAACTTTATAAAAATCATTACTTTCTAAAATAACTTTTTCTATAATATTTTCTGGTTTAGGTAATACTTCAGACCATGTTACTTTCGATTCAATTTTAATATCATAATTTTCTAAATTAAGATTTAATAATGCATCACACATATTAGCATTTAATCCTTTTTGGTATCCATTTTCAGATAATGTGTCTAAATTATTTTCTTTAACATCACGTATTCCATTTTGTATTCTTCTAATTACCCTTCTTTCTTCTGATATACTTTCAATTACACCTTTATCATTAATATAAAGTTGCTCTTCAATGTCATTTTCTATCTCAATATTAAAAATATAACTACCAAAAGCACTTTGACCTAATTTATATCTAGATAATTTTTCGTGGGATTCTTTATTAGTTTTGAAAAAATATGGCTGAGGACATTCTTCATTAAAAATGGCTGATAAAATTAATTTTTTTAATCCTTCAACTATATTAGAACCATATTCTAATGGTATCTTACCTTCTTTTGATAATTGACTAACAATTCTAAAACTTATAATATCATTATTTTTAGCAGTTTCTATTTCTTTATTTAAAACTAACAATTGTCTATCACTATACCTTAGAATCTCACTCACTATTTTTTGTGTAGCAACTTCCTTTAACTCTGACAGCATTTCCACAGTATTTTCTATTCTTATTTGTGCATCTTTGTAATCATCTCTAGAAGGTATTATTAAACAAAATTCTTCATCATCAATTATTTTTTTAAAAAGTTCAATCTTTTTATTTGGAAAATTGAAATCTTTTTTCCATAAATCTTGCAATAAGTATTTTTTAAGGGCTTCTATAGTAATGTTATTTAATTGATTTAACATTATACCAATTCCCCCTTTTTAACTTTATCCATCAACTCTTTCAATGAATCTTCATTAAATATCTGTTTTATTGGTATTCTAATAGTTATTTTTTCTTTATTAGAAGTCTGTTGACTTCCTGATAAATAGCACCACCAAGCACAATCTTTGAACACAGTACCATTTTCAGTAACTTTTATCCACTCTTTTTTATCCTTTGGTAATTTATATAATATTAGTATTCTTGGAGTACATACTTCTATGTCTACTAAATCATTATAATTCTTAGATTCTAAGTTATATTTGACATTATTTTTTTCAATAAATACATTTACAGATGCTTTTAATTGAAAATCTAACCTACATCCGCTAGCCATTCTTCTATTTCCTCTTATTCTGATACCTGAGAAGGTTCCATCTATTCCATAATCAAACTTAGGTTCCTCAAAATTATATCCTGCGTAATGTGCAAGTGCTTGTACATATCCTTTACTTATCCCTTCCTTTATGTGTTCTTCAGTAAGATTATTCTCTATATCTTCTACAATTCCTTTTTTAATTGCCCCCATTCTCATCACTCCTAATATATACAATTATACAAAAGTAGGGAAATTCCTTCTTATAATTCCAAATACTTGCAAAATAGACTAAGATATATTGTATCGTTAGAGGTATTCATGTCATTATTTATAAATCAAAAAGAGCCTTATTTCTAAGACTCTCCTTAATATATTGTTTATCCAATCATTTAATTATCATTCTCAATTAAAAAAATATAAATGTTACTTTTCATTTTTCCACTCATAATATTTTAATTGTCTCCTTAAACATCTAATATGTATATCTCTTAAATTATTTTGTATTTCTAACATCCTTATTTTAAATTCCATATCTTCTTTTTCCTTCTTTAACTTGTATTCTACATGTATATTTCTAATATACAAACAATAATTTACTACAACATAAATAATTATTAAGCATCCTAATATTAACTCCATAATACATTCCCCCCTTATCCAATATTAAATATCACTTTTATATCTATCTGCTCATCATTTTTAACTAGCAAAGTATTATTATCTATAACTCTACATCCATTTAATAATTCATTTCCATTAGTATCCCTGATAGTAAATGTAATATCAGGGATATTTAAATTGTGCTTTAAAGTATATTCGTAAATACCTGTTGTACTATTTTTTACTAATTGACTAGCTAATACAATAAATACCTTATTTTTGAGTAATGTTTTAGCATTATTTATTAAATTCTCTAATAAGATCTCTTCTGTTTTACCTTCACTAATATCATTTTTTAATGAATTAATAATAATACTTGCATCGCCTAAAGTTTTAATTGTATCTATAGCAGCGTTCCCTGATTCGATAATATTACTAAGTAATTCTGTTACATTTCCTTTTGAATCTAGGTTTGTATATATCTTATTAGCACTAATTAATTCAGTTCCTAAACTTCCATATTGATATTCAATAGTTTGTCCTGCTAAGCTAGGATGGAAGTGTAAAGTATTCTGCTCTACATCAACAAAATACTTACTTGCATCACCTATCTCCTCTATACTAAATACTTCTGTCATAGTCTTATTTAGCACCACAACCTTAGTAGCTCTATCTATAATTCCATCAACTACTATAGTATTTTTCAAAAGATTTATTTGTTGTTCCTCGGTTACAATTTTACTAACTGGTATATTATCATCTAAGTAATAGCTATTCATTAGTATTAGCTTTCTTATAATCTATTACCACATGATTTAATATTCTCCTATTGGTATCATATTCCAATACATCAATCATCAATGGCTCTTTATTTTCCTTTGCTTTATTAAATTTATCTATAGCTTTCATTACATCTTCAGTTTCACTAAAAGATAAAAATATCTTATCACTTTCCGTATCTTTAATTGGCACTGGAAATATTCCACTTTGCATATATATGTATGTACATTTCATCATATTTTTTTCTATAATTCTACTCATTTCAATCACTCCTTAATTTATAATTTATTCAAAAAAGGAGATGCTAATTAAAGCACCTCTTTAAATATGTTCTTCTTGCCATACGTTATAATGACTACCATCTGGCATTATTTTAGTAACCCAACCTTCTATCTCAAAGATTTCTGTAGCATCAACCGAAAATTCTTTTGGTAATCTATCATAATCCATAAAATCATCTTCTTTTCTATCAAAATCTTCATATTTCCATAACTTCCATTTGGTATTTGTAAATTTCATATGTAAAATTAAATCTCTTACTAAATCAAAATCATATTCTTCCTTTTTTACTGCATCTACTTCATTTAATAATGTACAACTGTATCTATTAATTTGGTATTGTTCTAATTGCTTTAAATCCTTCTCAGTAGGTTGAATATATAAATCTGGTATGTCCAACAGATTAATACAATACACTGCATATGGAATTTGATTCTTTATAAAATACTTATATATCTTTTCAGTTTTACAATTTATTTCTCTAGCATATCTAGTTTCCATATTTTTTGTAGAACCTGCATATTTATGATGGGTACTTGTCAAATCCTTATAGAAATATAGAAACAATCCCTCTTTAGACTCTCTCCTTTTTACCCAGTATTCCTTGTTGTTCGCATAATAGTTCTTACTATAATTTTTCATTTCTTCTTTGTTCATTTTTAAAATCTCCCTTCAATCCCTTAATATGTTTTATTTTCTGTGCAATCTAAAAGAAGGCACATATAGAGCTACTGTAATTAGTAACTTTATATCTACCTTCGTATGGTTGTTTGTAGACTAAGTATATTTCAACCTAATCTACACAGTTAAAACAAAACAAACAATAAAACTCTTTAAAAATTTTTTTATTTTTATAGCTTTAAATAGTCCATATATATCATTTCAATTTCATATTTTAAAACTACTTATATAAGCACACCACCTTTTATAAATCAAATAAATAAGAAAGGAGGATAAATGAATAGATAACTGTGATGTGCTTGTACAAATATCCATTTTTAATGTGCAAATGGTAACACTTGATTAGAAATGTGTAGTAATAATAAGTAATGGTTAGACATTGTTACTATTAGTAAGCATTTGTCACTAAATCTACTCATTCCATATCTACAAGGGCGTAGGGGTGGTTACCCCGTAGTCCCTCTATAATGTTTGCACAAAACCAATATATTTATTATTTCGTAGTATTGCATATCCCTGTAGGAATTGACCTTGCATAGATATATCTTCTGTGTACACACATTTATAATCATGATCTTCATAAGCTGAAAAAGCATCTAAAATCCTAGTAATGAGAGACCATTCATTTCTTAGTTCTTCTGACCTTAACGCTTTTTTATATCCTAAAATTACTTCTTCTACAGTTTCCATTTCTGCATCTTTCGCAATACAAACTTCCCATAACTCTTCTAAGATAGTTTCTAATTCCTTTAATTCCAATTCACTCATACTAAATTCTCCCTTTCCACGTCCAATTATTTAACTAAGCTACATCACTTAGAACTGTTTTATCATAACTACAGGCGTGGAACATCAAGGGAATGGTAATGACCGAAGATATGGAATCGCCTTCTATACCTTTACTTCACTTTAGTTTAAACTTTCAAACCTTTTACTTTGGTTTAGTCACGAAAACTTAACCTTCGAGTTTACTTTAGTTTAATATCATGAAGGTTTTACTTTGCTTTACTTTAATTAACCCACTAAACACTAGCTATTACAGTGTATTTTAAAACTATTTAGCATTGTTCTGTATAATACAGTATTTTAGTAATAAAAGATTGTATTTTCCACATAATAAAAGGACTAGGCTTGTATTACCTAATCCTTTTATTAAAAGTTATTTTCTTGCAAATTCATACAACCAATCTCTTAAAGTTTCTAAATATAATTTATATTTGATAGCCATATTGCTATAATTATCTAAGCATAATTCTGATGCTCTATCTGAATATGTGA